CGTCTTGACCAATAACTTGGAGGGGTCGTTGGGGTCATATCGCCAGTTTGTTAATATTGTTTGGGTATCATCCCCAAAGTTTAATAATGTCTTAAGGAATCTATCGGAATCAGTATACGCATCAACAATAGTATGAATTCTATTTTGCAGAGATTGTACCATTGCTTGTTGCAAGGGAACCAACACCGCATCATATGGAGCAATATTCAACACAAGCGACACATCTGCGGCTGAAGATGGAACTTCAACCATAGATATGTATACAATTAATTCTATTTGTGCGGTGCCCGCTCCTACAAAGGTATCAGCCATTCTATATCATCATGTCATTGTTTTGTCCGTATGTATCACTGTGTCCTGCGCCGGAAGGCGTACCACTACTAACCCCTGTGGGTTGTGTTATTTGTGGCGCAACACATGCGCCTTTTCCTACAATGCGACCGCCACGTACATGGAACCACATACCACCATTATCACTAATATAGCCATATGCGTTTGAGAAATCACTGCAATTTTCATCAGCGTAAATAAAATTGTTATTCGCAATATAATAGTTGTATTGGGCTGGCATACTACATGCCATATCTGGAGTGTCTCCAAATGCTGACAGCACCGCTACTCGGTCATAACATACTGGGCGTGGAGTATCATTATGTGTTGGTGGCGGTGCAATATATGCATCGCTATGTGCAATTTGGATTGTTGGCACATCAATAAAAATTGTTTGTACCAATGGTCCGTTTTGTGTTTGTGCAGTACCCGTGACGGTATATGTTCCTGCACCTTGATTTGCTGATAGTGTGATATTTGACATATATAATCCCTTATATTTGGAATAACTGCGTATCGGTACCACCACTACCACCACCGCCACCAAAATCATAATGCGGCGTGTCACCATGTGGGGGAGTACCCATATCAGCATGTGGAATATTTATCGTTGGTGAAAATGACACACTAAAGTCAACAGGTGTACTTTCTGGGGCACCATCCACATATACTGTACCCGTGACTACACCACTACTTCCTTGACTGATGCTAGATGGTCCATTTAATTGTAAGGTGTATACTGGCGGCTGTCTTTCTGAAAATATATTAGCCCGAGCAATTCCCGTTCCCACAGCACCCCGATACGCTGCTGGGGTATCTACGGTTGCTACAACATTTGTTGCATATGCTGCTTGCTGGCGGTTGGCGGTCACATATCCAGAATTTCCAATATCAAATCCTATTGCAGTATCTCCCAAATTCCAATTAAATGTGGCATCTGGGACATATAATCCATTAACAAACAATTTGGCACTATATTGCTGGGTTTCATTAGGTGCAGTAAATACTGTATCGGTTGGTGTAACCACCACAGTGACAGTTGATGCCTGTGGAACATCGTTATGTGTTGGTACATATATGTCATTGTGTGTTGGTACATATATGTCATTGTGTGTTGGTACGTCTGCGTGTACTGCTGGTACTGGTACATCGGCGTGTACTGGTACATCGGCATGTGTTGGAATAAAGATTGGTCGTGCCGATGCCACAAAATTAACATTACTAGTAACGGTTCCTGCTGGTAATGTTTCTAGATAGGCAATATCATACGTAACGGTAAGTGTGTTGATTTGATTTGGCGCTAATATCAATTGCGAAGGCGTTACCGTAGCACCATCAAAGGCACTGGTTGCCAATACTGTTACTTCATAATCAGGTGATATATTTGTAACCGTAACCTGTTGTGTGGATACGGCACTACGAGTACGGAGTTTATAATCCGCTGTTAATTGATTTGTAGAAAATCGTAGAAAATCTGCTGCGTTTGCCATACCCTACCTCAAATTAATTGAATTTTGCCTTTGACGAATACATCAATACTATTATTTGCAAATGCGTTTGCGACTGCTTGTTCAATCAGCACATCTAATTCATTTTTTTGTAAGCGATCAAATGTTTTACTTGTAAGTGTAATTTCCAATAACTTTACAAATTCGTCATACACATATGCACCCGCAATAGAAATAGTCGTATTTAATTCACTAGGTAATGCTGGTTCAATCGTACTTAATTCTGATTGTATCGTTGGAACCAGCGATGCTAACTCCATATTCACATCGGTAATAAACATCTGGGTTTGTGTTTGGGGTGGTTCATTTTCCTGCGTGATTAGTTGTGCTTCATCGTGCCCAATAATACTACCAATGGTACCTGCTGCAACAACTCGTGGTAGCGACGGTTCAATAAATTCAAACAATTCTGAATTTTCAGTATCCGTATACTGCACATTAAATCCAAGACGCAGTTCCGTACGAGATGGAGAAATTTCTTCAATTGTTAATTTTTTATTACCATACGAACCAATTTCATCGGAAAATAAATTAATCGTTACTGTATAACTACCAGGAGACAGGAATAATCCCAATTCTGTCTGTGCACGGGCCATATCTATAACAATTTTTTCTTCTATACTTCCGCCGGGCAAACTAATGCTTCTTGCAACTACAATGCCTGTTGATACTGGGATAATGGTAGTATTGACTAGCGTATTTTGTGAATCATAAAAATGTAATTCTAAATTATCCGTATAATCAAATCCAAACCCCGCAGGTACTCTTGCCTGAAGAATATCTGTATCTAGATCGGATTCCGCAATGCGCGATACCGCTGCTGATTGCGGATTCCGTGGGATTAATTGTCCATAATTCGGCTGACGCGGCATATCTTAACAGTCCTTAGCGAGTAGAGCTTCTAATTGCTTTCTGGTTTCTTCCAATACTTTTAATGCTTCAGTTTTATTCATACTTCTATAACCACTTGGCACGTCGAAGCCGTTCACCCAACCGACCCCGCCGGCGACGATTGCCACCAATGGACCAGCAACCAATGCTCCAATTACTCCCAAAATTCCTGCGGCTCCAAGGCTAGTGAGCAGTGATGTAAATAATCCACCTTTATGTATTTTAACAGTGGTTGGAACACCACTAGTATTTTTAAGAATGGTTACATCAGACTTTTGTTGTGCTTCAATATCTGCTGTAACTTTTGCTAATCTATCTTCTATATCTACACGCTTTGCCATTACTGCATTTGATTTACCAATACCAAATAGACCTCTTTTACCCTTGGCAACTTCAATAATTTCACATTTTCCGCCAGAAGTCGTTGCGTACTTAACTTTTTCTGCTTGCTGTACGCCGAAATTCAACAGTTCAATTGCCTTATTGATGGTAGCAACACCATCAGTTTTTCCAGATAGTAGTCGTGCGTTATTTCCCAATCTGATAAGGTCGCTATTATTAATTTCTGGTAATGGACTAATTTCATCTGCAAGCACATCACCCGTTCCTTGTCCTAATCCTACAAACTGTAATGCGGCAAGTTGGTCTTGTTCTTCTGGCGTTATTATAGCAGCCGGGTCGCTTTCTTGAAGTCCTGCTAATTCGGCAAAGCTGTCATCCACTGCTACTTGGGCTTCGCCATACGCGAATGGGTCGGCTGCTACTGCGGCGGCTGCGGCATCGTTAATACTCTGAATCGCCTTCAATACGGCGTTACGCTTCTCTTGATCATTCCCTGTATATGCTGGTAGTGCCAAGTCATTATCTAACTCTGTGAAAAATGTATCTACCGTTAGATTTCTATATATATCTTTTACAATTGAGTTAGCATAGTATTGTGGCGTTGTTAGCCCCACTTGTGAATTTGCTTGCTTAATAATAGGAATATTATTTGGTGTATACTGCACCGTATTATCCAAATTTAAACTTTCTGCTGTATTGGTGGCAATTCGGCGCGGTGTAAAAAATTCTTTTTCGGCAGTAAACGACAATGTTTCCCCACTACCCAAGTCAATATTAACTACAAGGTCTTGAGTTGGGTTAGAAAAATCTGGTAAGTCTACCGCCGTGCGCTGAATATTTGTTAGTTTTGCCATTTACTTCACTAAAAAGGTAAAGAGTTCTGGGAAGTATCCCGTATCTGTATCGCCATTATCAATCTTAATATTAACCGTATAATAACGATTTTTATATAATGGAGTCGTATCTAATACAAAGAATGACCCAGTTGCATCACAGCTAATCTTTGATGCTATATCATACGGCACAATTGTAGTATCCGCTTGTGTGTCTACGATACTAACATAGGAATTCCGTGGTAAGTAATATTTGTTCTTAAACCGAAGCGTTGCATCAAAATTCTTTTGTGGATATTTATCGCGTACCTTGAGGCGTAGCTTTTCCTTTGTGCCCAGTACATATGTTTCACGAGGATTAGTTGCCGACACATCTATATCATACACCGTTGGAATAGTTTTTAGTGATCCAGTACTGAAGGTACTATCATCCCACAATATTTCCAAGGTAGGTGCATACACCGTATGCGTTTGACGAGAAAAGAACTTAATGTTCCCTGCATTGGTTTGATCACTGTCACTTGCCGCTGGAAATCGTAGTGCTAATCCGTACCAATTTAATGATTGGGATACTACTGGTTGCATAATAGATGAGACATCAATACGTAAATCTTGTAAGGGATACTCACTCAACGTCACACTTTGTGATGGCGTAGTAACTATTGAACCGCCATCCACACTCCACGACACGGCACTCGTGGCTTGTCTCCACGTTGCGCCGTCGCCGGCGTTCTGTGCTTGTTGTACAAAATATCCCGATCCTTCTGTCCACGATGATGACACTCGATAGACTAATATTTCTTGGTTAATTGGTAACTTTTCTGCGTTTGCTATTTTAAGATTTAAATAATACGAAGCGGTGGCTGGTGACGAACCACTTGTGGGTAATGTAAAATTTAATAATGCTCTGGCAGCACTTCCCGTATACGCAATACCCAAGTCTTCTGGTGCGGTAACCTTCCCCACTTCAAGGATTTCGTCTAACCCAGCATTATTGGTTGGAAACCGCTGATACAAAGTTGTATCTGCGGATGGTGTTATGAATTTTCTCATTGGCTGGCGTTTCCTACGATGTCGGTTTCTGGGTAGCGCACTTCAAAAATGCACGGGTCAAGTGACGGATATACTACATCATTAACCGTAGCACTGGCAATATCATACCGATAGTTTTGATAATCTCTGCCATCCTTAAAGAAATATTTATTATTGATTTCTAAATTCGTAACGCTCTGCACACCGTCTTGCGCAGCAATCAAGATACGCAATTCAGAGAGTTTAATCGGCTGGTTAATATCCCAGTTTTTGACATTGAAATAGTTACGCACAGCGTCTAAACATACCGCTAAGACATCATGCATATTTTGATTTTTAAATACTACGATATCAAAAGTAATCCCAATATTGACCACGAACGCATCCAGAATATTTACTTGGTCAGTAAGCATTCGATATTGCGATAGATATGACTGCACATTTTTCTTTACTAACGAATTTAGCTGGGTGATCTTCCCATTTTGATTATACCCCAACATATACAGATTAATAGCGTTTGGCTTTGGTTGATCATCTACAAAGGTTGCATTCGTCACTCCTACTTGTTGTGGACTGGTCAACCCCTGTATCTTATTCTGTTGTGCATCGGATACCGCAAACACCTTGGCAACTGCACCAAACTTTGCTGGCATTGCGTACACACGATTTTCATAATCTTCGCGGGTAACAACACGGTTTTGTGCGCTCAAGAATGCTAATGCCCGTTGGCGAATTTCTTCTACGGTTTCCCCATCATTGCCGCCTGTGGCTGGCATCGTATTAAATACTGATACGGTATTTACAATGTCTCGGAATAATGCTAATTCCGATGTGCTAAATTCCGTAGTAGAATTTATGACATTCATCAAACCCACTTCAGTAATAGTTCCTGATGATATATTTGTATTGATACCACCGCCCACTGTATATTCTACTGTTAGTGCGATATTAGCAGGAGCCAATCCAAAATTATCGGTTTGTAAGAAATCCGTGTTATCAAGTGCGACATTCGCAATATTTGTTTGGTAATCTGGGTTCGCGACTTGGCGATAATCCAAGGACACAATATCATCGGATACATTTCCCTGTCCAGATCCAAAGAGTAACTGCACAGTTTTGTTTGGTGTTAATCTTGTTACAAATCGACGAGGAACTTTTCTAAACTTAATAATATATGGCGGGTTTGTAGATTCCGATACAGTGGGTGTATATGACACCGAAGTATCATCAATAATGGTATCTTGCGCCAAGAAATCTACTTCATACCATATATTTCCTTCTGCGTCAATAACTTTATTAATAGAGGTTACATCGGGGTCGCTTAAGGTAATTGTAGAAAACTTGGTTGGGTCACCAAAACTAAATGTTTGTGACTTTAAATTACCTGCCAATACTTTAGCCGTTTTAGTAACTAAATATGTGGTTGGCTGTAGTGTGGCTTGATCAATTTGATATGGTTGAATTGTGCGATCCATATTATCAGCAAAATCTATTAAATCTACAGTTCTGAAATTTACGATATTTGGACCTGCGGTAGAAACAGTGGAGTTCCTGCCGATACGCAATAGGTATTTTTTGTCTGGGATATACCCGTCAGACGCTCCTAATGCAGGTACAATCTGTGATAGTAAAATTTCTGTTGTGGACGGTGTAATGATTTTTGGCTTATACCCAAACGCCTGTGCGATGTTGATAACATTTTGCTCTTCTTCGGCGTATGCCAGCAAGTTTTCTTTGAATTGGTTATCAATATAAAATGACAGTACTTCGCCCACATGTGCTGCCATTTCCAACATAATCATACCAGGATTGGCTTCGTTGAAGTCCGTCCATGTGGTTGGATAATATTGCTTGGTAAAGGTAATCAGGTCAGATTTAAAATCAACAAATGTTTTGTTGAGATACCGGACTTCCTTTGGTGCAACAGTTGTTTTTTTAATAACATCGTTATTCAATATTGCCATTGATTATCTCATCGTGTAGATAACTTACCAGAACTTACAAAACTTCCTTGCGGAACATCACCAACCACATTCCCCAAGACAAGCGCACGATGTGCAGCGGAATCGCCACCAACATTCACTTGAACAGATTGCACTGCCAGTGGGTTATTCTTAAACGCATATTGCACATATAGATTAATACTATTATCAGTTAGAAATGTATCAATATTCATAATTGAAATTGTACGCAGTATTAGATACGGCATAAAATTATTGACTGCATCCGTAACATATTGCTCTGCCAAATCTTGAATGTTGTCTGTTTTTTGTTCAAATAAAAGCTTCCACAAATCACAGCCAAATGTTGGATTAGCTACTCGTTCTCCCTTAATTGTCAAAATTAGATTGATAAATTTTGATTTTTCGTTTTCCAATGGATCATTGGTAGTCGCAAAATATCCTGTACGATTACGACTTAACGGTAAAGTGGATCCCAAGTATACAGTTTTTGACATAAATTACTTTGTAATACCCATTTTCTTCATAAGACTACTATAATCTCTGGTAATTGCTTCTACCGCAGGTTTAAACTTTGGATCTTCTGGATTGACATGTGGTGGCAATTGCGTCTGCATTGTGCTTGTATTAGCTGAAATAGTATCCCCAATACGATCCAATCCCATCAATTCTGCCAACCGTTGGCGATTAACAGGAGCTTTGTTAGTAGTTGGTGCTGATTCCGTAAGTGTCGCGGAACCCTTAATTTCAGCTATAGCTTCGCCTAATAGTTCAGGTAACAGCTTCCGAACCGTCTTTTCTACGGTGTCATCTATCTGTTCTTTGACTAATTCTTTCACATATGCTCTAAATAATGCTTTGTCCATAGTATTCTCCTTGGAAAAAATAACCGTATTACCCCTTTATTTAAATATCAAAAGATATTGAATTTGAACGATTTATGGTCATCCCATACTACTTTTCTTAGCCTTTAGCTCATTTAAATAGCTAAGAGATTGATTGTATTCTCTAAGCCGATTATTATATGCAGTTTGATAGACTTCTTCTGTTGGGTTAGCATCCAATCTTCTCTTAGCCGAATCAAGTTGGGATTTGTCATTTCCTAGTATCATCTCCTGATTGTTGATATCGGAATTCAGTCGGTCGGCGTCTAGTTTTTTGAAGTAAGCTTTAAAACTATTATAACTAGCCATCACTTCACTAGAATATGTTTTTCCATTTGATAAACCAGTTTCTATTGTACTCATTATTGAATCAAGTTTTTCATAGTCCTTGCGAGGAAGTTTGTCATTGCCGTTGACGTATATGTGAAGGATTGCGGATACTGCATCAGGAACAGCTATTGTACTTACGGTAGGTGTGACCGGTGGTGCTTCGGCGTTTGAGCCTGATGCTGTTGCCGTTGGTGCTGCGGCGTTTGAGCCTGATGCTGTTGCCGTTGGTGCTGCCGGGTTTGAGCCTGATGCTGTTGCCGTTGGTGCTGCCGCTTCTGCGCCTGACGCTGGTATCGTAATAGCTGCCGTTGTACCTGTTGGCGGTTGTGGGGCAGGTGGAGCAGGAACTATAATAGGCACCGTTTGATACACAGCGGTGACTACCAGATAAACGCCATTAATATTACTAATTTCATTACGCTTATCATATAAATTATTTGTAAACGCAAGTGGGAATTCTGTTTTAAATTCTTGTAATTTCAACGATTGATTCAATGCAGCTCGTAATGTATTCCCCTTGCCCACGCCAACCTTAAAGTTCGAATATGCTCCCGCATTTAAAAATGCTGTTATATTTGCTTGAAGAGCGTCCAGTTTGGTTTGTTCGTCCACTGTATAAATTGGATTGCTTGTTACTGGTGTGTTTGCCGTGATATCTACGCCTACTTGCTCACCTGTTAATGCTGCGCTTGCTGACTGAAGACCCGCATTAGCGCGTACAATCAGATTCGCAGTATCCTGCGCAAGTGTATCAAATTTTTTCTCCATTCCTTTTTTAAATGTATCTGCCTTGTCCTTTGCCTGTTGGATATTAGCGATATTGTTTTCTACTTGCGTTGATAAATTACCAATATTAGACGCAATACGCTGTTGTGCTGCGGCGGCCCCAGCTACTCCTCTGTTTATTTCCGCAGTCAGCGCGCCAGCCGCTGTATCTATTGCCGCTTGTTTTGCTGCGTTGAGTGCGTTAACTCTTGCTTCTATTGCACCTAGTGCTTTTTTTGCATTTGAAACTGCTTTCGTGAAGAAGTCTTCTGGTTTTGGTGGGTTTGATTCTATTTTAGGTTGATTTTGTTCTCGTGATTTTTCTAACGATGTTTTTGATGCTTCTTTTGAAGCATTAACAA